TTTAATGTACTACTGACAACTGGAACTATTGTTCTTATCTCTTTATTACTTTTGTTTTTAAATGTACTTTCACTCGTAGCAATAACTAAAAAACTACTCATGATCTTATTGAAAGTATTAAAATTTGAATTGAGTTTTTTTAATTCGTTTTCAATACTTGTTTTATTTTTTGTTATCATTTTTTTATATCCTCAATGTTAATTGTTTATTGTTATAATATAACACTACAAATGAGGTATGTCAATTCTGCATGGCTCAGTATCAAGCTATGTACTAAAGACATATGTTGTTTTTGCATAGGGTAACGAGGTATGCACTCAACACATAGCTGACAATCAAGCTATGCAAAAAATGGCAATCCTTAACAGGTGTTAAGAGCAACCATAGGTTGTAAAAAAATAAAAATAATTGATTAATTAAGTAAAAATAATTTGCAATAAGTGTAAAAATAACTAGAATAACCATTAATGATTTATTTAAAATTAATAAAAATTATTAATGGTAAATCTAAAAAAGGTAACAACATGACTAAAGAAATAAAAAAAGTAACTGAAAACAATGCTAATAATGAAAAAATATTAGGTTCATTAAAAGCTAATGAAAATGCAAAAAAGGTATTGTTTAAAGCTACTAATTTAAGCAACAATTTAATGAAGCTAGTTCCAGAAATGGCTAGATCAGTAAATGAAATAATTACTGAAATTGATACAAAGCAAAAAGGTAAAATTAAAGGGCAAATTGATTTGGCATTTTTGAGATCACACCTTTACACTTTGGCAAGTTACGACAGAAAAAAAGCTGTTAATTCAGCTTTTGAAATGGCTGTAACTAGATCAGTAAAATTAGGTATCTTAATGAATACTGAAAAAAATCAGTTTTCAGTTAATGATAAAAATGAAGTTCTAGTTATGGATAAGATCGCAACACCAATGGTTGATGTAATTAAAAAAGGTCAAAAGGGTGGATCAACTAAAGTTGCTAATACTAGCGAGAAATTAGTTCCAGTTCATACAGGGTTAATTGATAAAGTATGGTCAACTAAATTTGCTGTTAAAACTAGAACGCCATCAACTAAAGATACAGCTAGAAATTTCAAAACACTTTCAAATGAATTTCTAACTGAATTAAACAAAGTTTATAATTATGCATCTAAAAAAGATTATGCAAAATTATTAACAATGGTTGATGAGAAAGTTATTGAAAATCTAGGTAACATACATTCATTGCTACAAGATTTATCAATCAGATCAGAGTGGACAAAGGCAAATGATTTACAAGCTAATGATGTAAGTGGAAATTTAAAATCAGCATAATAAAAGCTAACCCAATTAAAACCCCAGGCTAACCCCCTGGGGTTTTTTTTTATTTGTCTTAAAAATAATTTAATGGTTCACAAGGGGTGCTATAGGTAAAAAAAATCATTGTCCCTTGAACCATACCAAGCGTTAACCCAAAGCAACCCTAGTAAATTCTAGGGAACCCCCAAACCATAAACTAGGGCAACCTTTTATTTTTTCTGCGATTGACTTGATTTTGCACTAGGGGTAGGCGAGGGTACACCCCACTATAGGGGGATAGATATACCCAGTCACCAGAAAAT